TATTGAAGCCCCAGGAGCAGGAAAAAATGTTTTTCTATTAGGAATTTTATCTAGTGGAGCAACAATTTTAAAAGAAGGCGATAATAATGGAAACGTAATAATGTATGTTCCTGCTGGAAACTCAGATCTATCTGCAACTATTAAAGTACCAAATAATAGTGGAGTATACAGTAGTAACGGAAACGTTTCTATAATTCATTACGTAAATTAATATTTAGAATATACTCTTTATTTAGCATATAATAATATATGTTAAAAATTTATTGTTCTGAATGTGGTTCGCCAACTGAATATTCCTTAAATAAACCTAAATTTTGCACAAATTGTGGAAATTCATTTTTAGGTACTAAAAAAGAAGAAAAAGTAGCTTTGCCAGTACAAATGCAAAAGCCAACTATAACTAAAGCTAAAAGACCAAATATCGAACCAGAAGATTACGAGGATGATGACAGTGAAATTACAGAAGTAAATGAAGTACCAGATATTAATAATTTAGATTTTGATGTTGACATTAATCAAAATAAAGGAGAAAAAATTGGTAGTATAATTGGTTCTTCAGATAAAAACGATTTAAGAAAATACAGATCTTCAGAAAAAGTAGATACTAAAAAAGTATTAGAGGATTTCGCAAAAGAAGGTGGAGCAATTCGTCCAGCTTCAAGAACATCAACAAATTCAGCCAAACGTCGTAGAGGACGAAGCAATGGCTAAAAAACCCAAGTTTGAAAATTGTATAGATAACATAAATACAGAAATCCTTAAAAGAAAAAATAAGTGGAACTTAACAGCAATTGCTTGGATGGATTTTAGTGATGTTTCTCAAATTTTAAGATTTCATATTTATAAAAAGTGGCATCTTTACGATTCCTCTAAACCTCTTGCTCCTTGGGTAAATCGAATTATAAGTAATCAAATTAAAAATCTTATTCGTAATAATTATAGCAATTATACAAGACCTTGTTTAAAATGTTCTGCTGCAGAAAGTGATGATGGTTGTGGGATTTATAGCAAACAATGTTCAGCTTGCCCATTATATGCAAATTGGGAAAAGAATAAGAAAAGCGCACATGATACCAAACTAACAGTAAGCTTAGAAAATCATACTCAAGAAATAAATGATATGAAAAATGAAAATTTCAATCTTGAGGCCACAGCACAAAATGTACATAATAAAATGTTTAAAATACTGAAGCCAATTGAATGGAAAATTTATCAATACTTATATATAGATGGCAAAGATGATGAACAAGTTGCTAAATTAATGGGATATAGAACAACAGAAAAGAATCGCATGGCAGGATACAAGCAAATTAAAAATCTAAAAAAATCAATTATTATTAAAGTCAAGAAGCACTTGTATAATGGAGATATTGATATTATATGAGCGAAGATATTTTCGTTCTCACAGACGAACAGCAATTAAAATTACTCACAGAATGGAACAATCGTCCAGATAATCCTCCATCTTTAGCAGAGTTAGTTAAACTTGCTTTTGATAGAGATGATCTTGATGGTCGTAGTAAAGAAGGCAAAGCTGTAAAACAATTTCTTGCTTCTAGACATATTAAACCAAGAAAAAGTCATGAATACGAAGCTAAAGGTCTTATAGAATTAACAAACGAACAAAAAGAATATATTAGCAATAATTGTTTAACTATGACTGGTTTAGAAATGGGTAAAATTTTATTTAAAAATGAAGCACTAACTAATTTATGCCAAGAGACTAGAAGCGTTTTGGAATATATGAAAATTATTCCAACTAATATTAAATATAATAACACAGAAAATGAAGACGCAGCTTCTGGAGATTACAAGCCACCTCGTAGCGAAGAGAGAATGGTAGCAAAAATTAATAAATATGTTATGGATGGTATTGATAAAACTAAAATTACGCATGGTCAAAAAAGAGAAATTATAGCAGTAATTGGTTATATGAATACTCATAGATTTATTCATCAAATTAATCTTTATGATAACGAAAGTGATAGAGAACTTTTTGAAAGTAGCTTTATAAGATACACATACAATAAAGCAGACTTAACTCAAGAAGAAGTTGATCAATATATTGTTCTTTGCACAGAAGTATTGATATCTTCTAATATTCAACAAACAATTAGTGTTCTTCAAAATCAAATTGATATTGCAATTCAAGAAGATGGCAAGATTCCAATGGCGATAGTTGAGGCAAGCAATACCGCAAGAAAAGAATACAACGATTGCGTTAATCGTCAACAAAAATTAAACAATGATCTTAAAGTAAAAAGAAGCGAAAGATTAAGCAAACAAGTAAAAGAAACAGCATCGATTATTAACCTTGTACAAATGTGGAAAGAAGAAGAAAGTCGCGCTAAATTAATTAAAATGGCAGAGATGAGAAAGAAAACCGTAGAAAAAGAAATAGATAGATTATCGTCTATGGACGAAATCAAATGCAAAATATTAGGAATATCTAAAGACGAAATATTAAATGGTTAATCTTATGTCAGTTATTTGTAAAGTAGATGGTAAAGAATTTAAAGATGAAAAAAGCTTGCATCTTGCACTTAGAGGTTATGGTTTAAACAAAGAAAAATACTATCATACTTATTATCCTAAAAAAGATCTTCTTACTGGCGATACTATTAATTTTAAGACCAAAGAACAATATTTCAATAGCGACTTTAATGATAAGAATAATATGAAGAAATGGCTCAAAGAACAGCCACTAGAAAAAGCTCAAGAATATACCAAACAATTACTAGCCAAAAGAAAAGAAGATAAAAAATTAACATATAGTCCTTGTCAAGTAGAGCTAAGAACTATTATGGCGCCATCTATTATCTCTTATAATAAATTATTTAATGATTATTATGATGTTTGCTCTAGCGTAGGCTTAGAAAACAAGTTTATACATCCGAACAATATCATTCACCAATTTAAAAATAAATTAAATTCAAAAGACACAATTTATGTTGATACAAGAGAACAGAATTGGCTTAAATTCAATATACCTTTTGAAATAAAGACCCTACCATATGGAGATTATACCTGCTCTAATGATAACTGTAGTTGCTTTATAGAAAGAAAAAGTCTTAGTGATTTTATTAGTACTCTAAGCGTTGGTAATCTTGAAAGATTTAAAAACGAGATAACTAGAGCAAAAAAAGATAACGCTTATCTTATTGTTATAGTAGAAGAAAAGCTTTCTAATGCATTAAGTTTCCAATATCTTCCTCATATTAGCAAAAAGATTAAAGCAACTCCAGAATTTATATTTCATAATGTTAGACAATTACTTCAGGAATTTGATAATCTACAATTTGTTTTTGTAGATGGCAGAGAAGAGATGAAAAGAACTATAGAATCTATTTTAGCTAGTAAATGTTTTTATAAAAAAGTAGATTTACAATTAGCTTATGATATGAAACTTTTATGATATATTGTCCAGATAAATATTTAAGAGAAGTCAAAGATGTTAATGCTGAATTATCTCAGCTTAAAGGATTTCTTAATGATAAAGAAGCTAAAATCTCTTTAGCTAAATTTCTTAGAGCTAATATTGGATTTACAACAGAACTTATTAGTGGAGTTAAGTTAGCTCCATATCAAGAGCTGCATCTTAAAGCTTTAATGAATAGAAATTTTAACATGTGCGTGTTTGGCCGTGGTTGCGGTAAGTCATTTATGGCAGCAGTATTTTGTTTTCTTCAATGTGTATTTGAACCTAATACTAAAATCTTAATTGCTGGTCCAACATTTAGAACTGCGCGTTTTATTTTTAATAACTTAGAAAAAATTGTAGACAGCAAAGGCGCAGAACTACTTGCTCAATGTTTTGGTGCTAAAGCTAAAAGAAACGATCAATTTGAATGGCAAATTAATGGTGGAAGCATCGTTGCTATTCCTCTTAATGGTGAAAAGATTCGAGGATTTCGAGCAAACATTCTAGTCCTTGACGAGTTTCTTTTGCTTCCAGAAGAAATTATTAAAAATGTATTGATGCCATTCTTGGTTGCTCCACAAAATATGAAAGAGCGTATGGAAATTAGAGAATTAGAGGATAAACTTATAGCAGACGGCTTAATGAAAGAAGATGAGAGAATGGTTTTTGAAAATACTAGTAAAATGATTGCACTTTCATCTGCAAGTTATACTTTTGAAAATCTTTATAAGACTTATAAAGAATGGTCTGAAAAAATTGAATCAAAAGAAAAACAAGAAGCCACATATTTTGTAAGTCAAATGAGTTACGAAGCTCTTCCAGAAGAAAT